GCTTGCTGGGGTGGACTTGTCCGCTACCTGATAGATGTGAAGCAGAGCAAGGCAACATGGAGCTTGATCAATGCTCTTGCCCAAATGGTGGTTTCAGGGTTTACCGGCGTTATTGCTGGTCTGGTGAGCATTGAAAGCGGATTGAGCATTTACATGATACTGGCCACTTCCGGAATTAGCGGGGCAATGGGTTCTGTTGCTTTGACCTATTTCTGGGAGCGCATTACCGGAGTTAAGGCGCCATGACAGCAGATCAGATTATCGAGGGCATCCTCGGTAAAGAAGGGGGTTACGTAAATAACCCGAATGATAAAGGCGGCCCAACGCGCTGGGGTATCACGCAGACCACTGCCCGAGCATATGGCTATAGCGGCGATATGAAGGCGTTACCACGGGATACAGCCAAAGCCATTTATCTGTCGCAATACTGGACTGAACCGAAGTTCGACCGCATTGCCGAGTTGTCGCCAGCCATTGCACAGGAATTGTGTGATACTGGCGTGAACATGGGGCCACGTGTCGCCAGTACATTCCTGCAGCGCTGGTTAACGGCGTTGAATATGCAGGGCAAGCTATATCCGGATCTGAAGACGGACGGCGCGATCGGCAATCTCACCATCGCCGCCCTGAAAAGTTATCTCGCCGTTCGTGGCAAAGATGGCGAAGCCACGCTGCTAAAGGCGCTGAATTGCAGCCAGGGGGCTCGCTATCTTGAGTTGGCCGAAGCGAGGCCGGCTAACGAAGCGTTTCTATACGGCTGGGTTAAAGAGCGGGTGAGCCTATGAAGATGATTATTTTCGCTCTGCTGGCGCTGGTGGCCGTGCTGGTTCTGTTGCTAGTGCGCAAATATACCCGGCTGGAGTTTGTTGGTCATGCCCGGTTGCTGCTTAAAACATGGTCTGTCCGCCTGGGTGCTGCCGGCGCTTTGGTCGGTGTATGGGCCCAATCATTTCCGGACGCAGCTCTTCATGCCTGGGCGATGCTGCCGCCGGATATCAAAGATATTCTGCCTGCAAACATTGTGGCAATGATTAGCCCGGCTCTGGTGGTGCTCGCCATCCTCTCTCAGTACGTCAGACAACCAAAACTGAAAGAAAAAGCCGATGAACAGCAGGAGCCGCAATGAGCCTTGAATTTATCAGCGGGCTGGTAGTCGTTCTGCTTGGCTTAATCGCTGGCGCGTTTGGGTTAGGCCATGCGCGCGGGACCAGCAAGGCGGAAGCCAAAGCCGAGCAGCAGCGCACTGAAGAAAACGCCGCTGCTACAGTCGCCGCGGCAGAACGCCGGGCTGATGCAACGAAAGGGGCCAGCGATGTTGAAGAGAGCGTTAAGCGTATGCCTGATGACGATGTTGATCGCGAGCTGCGCGAAAACTTTACCCGCCCCGGTGGTTGTTGATACGGCGTGCAGTTGGGTAAGAATTCTCTATCTGACTGACCACGATATCGATGTTCTCGACCGTCAGACGAAGCGTGACATTCTGGCGCACAACAAATCAGTGCTGGCCAACTGCCCGCACCTAACCGAAAAGGCTACGAAATGAGTGAAGCAAAACCGCAGGACGGCACCACAGTAAAGGGCTACCGCACATTAACCACGGGCGACATTGAGCGCATGAACCGCCTCAAAGGTGTCAGCCGGCATTTTTGCAGTCTACTCGATACAGAGCGAGGTGAATTGTTGGCTGTCCGTAATGGCCCGGCAATGTTAAGTGCTGAGCAGGCTCGGGAGATTGATGAAGCTATGCGCAGCCTGGCAATCGCCCGCACCAAAATGCAGGAAGCCTGTATGTGGGCCTGCCGTGCAGTCGCCCGTCCTGATGCAGATTGCTAATGCATTACAGAAGCTCCTAACCTAAGGGGCTTCGATAATGCTGAATCGAAGTATCGACAAGCAGCTCAATAAAAAACCCCGAGGAGGAAATCCTTAAACTTTACGGGGTGCTGAACAAACAGCCAATGAGTAAATAATACCCACCTTGTTCAGTATTTATCCTGGGTGCAGATCAAAAAATTCAGACAGGGCGTAGTGAGAAAGGTTGGCTCATCCTTGAGCCTACGGATAGAAACAGAAAGACAACCAGACATGGACAGGGTGGCGTCTGCTTTAAGCTTAGGCTGAAAGCTCAGATTAACAAGAACATTAACGATTCAATAAGATGCATAGGGCATTACAGGAGCCATTCACCGAGTGGCTTCGATAATGTCAAAGCGAGGAACTGTTTATGGCAACACCGGACTGGGAGGCCATCGAATCGGCATACCGGGCCGGAGTCCTTAGCCTCCGTGATATAGGCGCACAATACGGCGTTACTGAAGGGGCTATCAGGAAGAAAGCCAAAAAGCTTGAATGGGTACGCAAAGGCGGTACGCAGGTACGCAAAAATGGTACGCAAAAAGATAAAGCGCGTACCACCGGAAAGAGCGTGAGTGCTGGCAGTACACAAAAAAGCACACAATCCAAAGCCGAAACTCCGGCAGAAACGAAACCGATTCGCGGATCGCGTACCGCTCCTCCATCCAACCCATTCAAGCCAGGCAACCAGCAAGCGTTAAAGCATGGTGGCTATGCCCGTCGCCTTCTTCTGAAAGATGAGGTTATAGAAGATGCCAGAGCCCTACAGCTGGAGGATGAATTATTCCGTCTCAGGGCTAATAACCTGACGGCAGCTGAGAATATAGGCCGCTGGATAACCCTGATGGATGATGCGGAAAGCGATGAGGCGCGGGACAAGCTTCAGGCGCTGATAGTGGCGGCAGACAAAGCCATGATGCGCAATACCGTTCGTATTGAGTCCATCGTCGGCACGCTTGCAACGGTTGGCAAAATCTTTGCTGATACTGACTACCGCAAAGCCGCCACAGAGAAAGTATCTCTGGAAGCTGATCGCCTGCGCCGTGATGCTGGTATTGATGATGGTAACGGAGAACGCGATCTCAATGACTTCTACTCTGACATCCAGACCGACGCTGAATCCGACTCTGCGTAACTTCTGGACCACCCAGGCCCGTAACAAGGTGCTTTTCGGTGGCCGGTCATCGTCAAAATCATGGGATGCTGCTGGGTTTGCTATATTCCTGTCGAACAAATACAACCTACGTTTTTGTTGCGCCCGTCAGATCCAGAACAAAATTGAAGAGTCGGTGTATACCCTGCTCAAAATTCAGATAGACCGGTTTGGCTTGCGGCATCGTTTCCGCATTCTGAACAACAAAATCATTAACCGGGTGACCGGGTCTGAATTTGTGTTTTATGGGCTCTGGCGCAACATTGAAGAGATTAAGTCTCTGGAGGGTATCAGCGTGCTGTGGCTTGAAGAGGCCCACGCGCTGACGGAGTACCAGTGGAAGATACTGGAGCCTACCATCCGTAAAGAGGGCTCAGAATGTTGGTTCATCTTTAACCCTGGACTGGTTACTGATTTCGTGTGGCGTAACTTTGTGGTCGACCCGCCAGAAGATACGCTGATACGCAAAATCAACTACGATGAAAACCCCTTTTTGTCCGACACCATGCTGAAGGTTATCGAAGCCGCTAAGCGCCGGGATCCGGATGGGTTTAAGCACGTCTACGAAGGCGTGCCAGAGTCGGATGATGATGCGGCCATTATCAAGCTGTCATGGATTGAGGCGGCCGTTGATGCCCACAAAGTCCTTAATTTCGAGCCAAGCGGGCGCAAGCGTATTGGCTTCGACGTCGCCGATAGCGGCGCCGATAAGTGCGCTAACGTCTATCGCCACGGCTCTGTCGTGTACTGGGCGGATGAGTGGAAGGCGAAAGAAGACGAATTGCTGAAGAGCTGCCAGCGTACGTATCAGGCAGCACTGGAGCGCGATGCTGATATCGTCTACGACTCAATCGGCGTTGGGGCATCTGCTGGCGCTAAATTCTCAGAAATTAACGAGGATCGTAAGCGCGAAAACATGAATGCTTCACGCATTAACTACCAGCGATTCAATGCTGGTGCTGGCGTGAACGAGCCGGACAATGAATACATTGGCATTCCGAATAAAGACTTTTTCGCCAACCTAAAAGCGCAAGCCTGGTGGTTGGTGGCCGACCGCTTCCGTAACACCTTCAACGCCATAAACAATGGTGAGCAGTACCCGGTAGATGAGCTGATAAGCATCGACTCATCCTGCCCGCTGCTGGAAAAGCTCAAGCTGGAACTTACCACCCCACACCGTGACTTTGATAAAAACGGTCGCGTGATGGTGGAGAGCAAAAAGGACCTCGCAAAGCGTGATGTGCCATCGCCGAACGTGGCCGATGCCTTCATCATGGCGTTCGCTCCTACCGATACGGCTATGGATATCTGGGAAGCGTTGGGAAACAGCTAAACACCAGAAAATAGCCGCTTCGAGCAAAATTAACGCTATTCATTTTTTGACCCTGTTTATGCATGTTTTATTCACGCGCTTTTAGCCACTTAATCCAGTGAAATAAGCCTTTGGTGGACATTTCATCATGGGAGGGATCTGGCTGGTGCGGGTAACAGTCATTATGTTAAATCGGGCCGATTTTTAACAAATTATCTGATCCGTCACGGGTATCGAAAAACCGGAGTATCACCATGGCGAAAAAAACGGTACGAGTCGCCACGGCGGATTCGTACGATAACTTTATTGCCCGTGTCGGCATGCAGCAGCCAAACCAGCATGCCGCATCGACCTACCGGGCAAACTATACAAGCCGCAACCGCCTGCTTATTGAGTGGGCTTATCGTTCCTCCTGGATTATTGGCGCAGCTGTCGACTCGAAAGCGGACGACATGACCAAAAAGGGCGTGCGCATTACCAGCGAGATTGACCCGAAACGCCGTGGCATTCTGGAATCACGCTTTGACGAGCTTCAGCTGTGGGATTGCATCAACGAAACGCTGAAGTGGTCCCGACTGTATGGCGGGGCCGTAGCACTGATCCTGATTGAAGGGCAGGCACCACTGACGCCGCTGATTCTGGACAAGGTTGGCAAGGGCAGCTTCAAAGGGCTGGCCGTTCTTGACCGCTGGATGATTAACCCGCAGCTCACCAGGCGCATAAAAGCGCTTGGGCCTAACCTCGGTAAGCCTGAGTTCTACGACATCGTGACGACGGCGCAGGGGCTTCCAGCGTGGACCGTTCACCACAGCCGCCTGATTCGAATGGATGGTGTGAAACTGCCTTACCAGCAGAAAATCACCGAGAACGAGTGGGGCATGTCCATAGTTGAGCGTATTTTCGACCGCCTGACATCCTATGACAGTACCAGCGTTGGCGCTGCTCAGTTGGCGTACAAGGCGCATCTGCGAACGGCAAAGATTAAAAAGCTGCGTGAGATTATCGCCATGGGCGGTAAGCCATTCGAAGCGCTGATTAAAAATATGGATATGGTCCGCCAGTTCCAGACGAACGAGGGCATGTCCCTGTTTGATTCGGAGGACGAATTTGAAACTCACTCATATTCTTTCGCGGGCCTTTCAGACCTGCTTGGCGAGTTTAAAGAAGATATTGCGGGGGCTGTTGGAATCCCGCTTGTTCGTCTGTTCCGTCAGTCGCCGAAGGGGTTCTCAACCGGTGATGCTGACCTTGCGAACTACTACGACGACGTTGGCACGCTTCAGGAGCGAGATTTACGGCCTCACATCCGCTTGCTATTCGATGTACTGCATCGCTCGGAGTTTGGCGAACCGTTGCCGGAAGATTTCACCTTTGAGTTTAATCCCCTGTGGCAGATGAGCGATACCGACCGCTCCACGGTAGCGACCAATACGACTACTGCGCTGGCTACTGCTGTGCGTGAGTTGGGTATGTCTCCGGCTGCTGCACTGACAGACCTTAGAGAGATGTCTGACGTCACTGGCGTAGGCGCATCAATTTCTGATGAGGATATAGCAAATGCGGCGAAAGAGTGGGAGGAGGCTGAATCTGAAACCGAACCTCCGCCGACGATCGGAGCGTCAGTATCACAAAAGCCTGTTGGCGATAGTCGACCAGATAAATCAAATCGTCACGGCCTCTTACGATGGTTCACAGGCAAGCGCTGACAGCATTGCTAACACGCTCGTTGACTACTCCGGGATAATCGACGATTGGGCCGAAATGGTTGGCCGCAAGATGTTCGCCCAGGTAGAAAAAGAAGAGTGGAACCAGTGGCGTTCTGTCTCGGAAGAAATCTCTGCAGGGCTGCGCGATGTGGTGGGTAACACGCCCGTAGGGATGGTGGCTCAGGATATCGTTTTTCGCCAGATTCAGCTGATGAAGTCACTACCGATAGAAGCCGCAGACCGGGTTAAGGATATTCAGCAGCGGGCGATACAGGCCGTTATCAACGGTGAGCGACCGGATCAGCTCTATGAGATGATCATGCAGTCAGGCGACGTTGCAGCCAGCAGGGCCAGAATGATAGCCCGCACTGAGATTGGACGCGCTACAGGCGCACTGACTCAGGCGCGAGCGCTGGCCGTTGGTTCTGAAGGTTACTGGTGGCGTATCGAAGGGGCTGGCACCCGACCATCACACCGCAAAATGAAAGATAAGTTTGTGCGCTGGGATAACCCGCCAACACTCGACGGAATGACCGGCCACGCCGGATGTTTGCCTAACTGCAAATGCTGGTCGGAAGTTCAGATACCGGAGCCGAGAAAATGAGTAAACACAACTATTACACTTATTTCGAGGGTATTAACAAAGATGGAGTTGCCGTGTATAGCGGCAATAGCAGCTTCTACACTGAGCCATCCTGTGCTGATGGCGAGATTATTGAAGAGCACTCCAGGTACTTGCTTCTCGTTGCTCAACAAGCAAATCCCAAGGTTTTACGAATAGTGATAAAGAGCATCACAAAACTGTAGGTAATAACTTAAGAAAATACAGCTTTCACCACCGACTCTAACCAAAACCTCATACCCGTTAAATGTTATCAAAATGTTGTTTTCGGAAAGGCTTCATTTCTGGCCAGATAAACGCTGGTTTCAGGGCTTTGGCTGGACATTTTAATTCAGTCCGTTTTCGGTGGTGCGGGTAAGAACCATTATGTTAAATAGCCCGGTATTTCGAACAATTATCCCTTTACTGAAGGTCGCCAATAAGCGGCCTTTTTTCTTGCCTGATAGCAGCAGGTAACTCATGAAATATTTCTTTAAAACGCGCCTGGGGAATACTCGTTTCCAGCTCGCAGATGGCTCAGTGCTGTTCAAGGATGTGCCGATCGGCCGTACTGGAGAGCAGGAGTACGACAAAACCGAGCGCCCAGAGCTTACCCCTGATGCGCGGGGGAAAATCATCGTACGGCGAACACCTGAAGAGGTTTTCAGTGAGCGCTCAATGGCGTCCTTTGAAGGAATGGCCGTAACGATAGGTCATCCGCGAGATTTCAATGGCGACATTATCTTTGTTGCCCCTGAGAACTGGCGATTGCTGGCGCACGGACACATTCAGAATGTCAGGCGCGGGGAGGGCAACAAGTCCGATCTTCTGCTTGCTGATGTCATTGTCAAAAGCCCTGAAGGACTCCAGGCAATTGATGATGGCGATGATGAGGTGAGTTGTGGCTACGACGCAGACTACGAACAAATCTCACCCGGCCTCGCAATTCAATCTGCGATAACCGGTAACCATATGGCCCTCGTCCCTAATGGGCGTGCTGGCTTTCGTTGCAAAATAGGGGATGCTATGCCAAGCACAACTAAAAACTGGTTTACCCGGCTTCTAAAGGCCCGAAAAACCAATGACGCCGCCGAAATGGCGAATCTTGTCGATAACGCGCCGGAAAGCATTACCGGTGATGACGACGTAAGTTCTTCGATTACGCCGGGTGGTGTGGTGATTAATCTCTCACCTCAAAGCCCGCTGCCGGGTCCAGCTCTACCGGGGACTGGTGATGCTGAAGAAGAAATTCCCGCGTGGGGTAAAGCGCTGATCGAGGCGGTCGCTAAACTCGCCCCGGCATCTGCAACAGGTGATGCAGACGACGATGACGAAGAGAAGGACGAAAAGGAAGGGGCTGTTACCGGTGATGCCGCGTATCGTGCCGATCTAATTCAGCCAGGCATTCAGTTACCGTCCACTGCAAAGCCTACCGCGTTCAAGCGTTCAGTTCTGGCAACTGCCGATCAGGCGATGGTGCGCTCTATCGTGGGTGATGCCGATATCAGCAAACTGAAAAAAGCGACCGTTGATATGGCATTCAATGCTGTGTCTGAAGTGGCGAAAAACCGGAATACCGCAGCCAAAACCGCTGACAGCTTCCGCTCTATCAACTCCAACACCACCAAATCCATCGCGGAGATTAACGCTGCCGCGAAGGAACTCTGGGCTAAACGCTAACGAGGCATTCAATGGACAACACTATTCTCTACCGGATGTCTTCGGGCATCGCCGGTGCAATTTCACGTCCGCAGGATCTGACGGTTGAACCTCAGACACTGGACAGCACGAAGGCATTTGCCGCGTATGGACTCGCCGGAAAGTTCTCCGCAGGTAAATTTGTGCCGATTGAGGCGGCTGATACTTCTGCTGTTGTGGTGGGTATCTATGTTCGCCCGTACCCGACAGCCTCCCAGCCTGACAAGGTACGCCAGATCGGTACTGGCTATAACTTCGCGGGCGACTGCATGAAGCGTGGTTATGTGACGGTGAACCTCGGCGCAGATGCCAGCGCTGTGGCACTTGGCGGTGCTGTGTTTATGCGTGTGGCAACGCCGACCGCATCCAGCCCGTTAGGTGCCTTCCTGGCTGCTGCAGACGATACGAACACCGTGCAGCTCACCAACGCTTATTTCAATGGTCCTGGCGATGCCAATGGCAACATTGAACTGGCCTTTAACATTTAAGGAAATCACAAATGCCAATGACATTTGACCAGGCAACAGTCGACAGTTCTGGCGCCTTTCTCATTCACGAGCTGGAGCGCCTCGATCAAACGCTGAACCTGCCGCTGACCTCCCAGACGTGGAGCCGTGATATTCAGCTGCGTGAAGACGTGTCTATCGCTGACGAAATCAGTTCTTTCACCAACACCACCTTTGCTGCGGCTGGCACGCCTAATGCCAACGGCAAGAACTGGATCAGCCCGCTGGCAACAGCAATTGCCGGTATCAATGTTGATATCGAGAAGAAAGGCTTCCCGCTCGAATTGTGGGGCATGGAGCTTGGCTGGACCATTATTGAGCTTAATGCTGCAGCGCAGGTAGGTCGCCCCATCGACACCCAGAAATACGATGGTATGCAGCTTAAGTGGAATATGGACACCGATGAGCAGGTTTATATCGGTGACTCGGCGAAAGGTGCTAAAGGACTTCTTAACCTGTCTCAGGTGACACCGACCAACGCGACCAAAACGTGGGCCACCTCAACCGCCGACGAAATCCGCGCCAGCATTAACCAGGTGCTGAGTAATGCATGGGCCCGCTCCGCTTACTCCAAAGTGCCGGAAGATTTGCTGATCCCGCCCGAACAGTATTCGTTCATTGCGAGCACCATCGTTTCCAGCGCCGGTAACCAGTCTCTGCTGACCTACCTGGAAACGAACACTATCGCCTTCCACCAGAACGGCAAGCCGCTGAACATTCGTCCGGTTAAATGGATGAAAGGTCGCGGTGTGGGCGGTACTGATCGCATGGTGGCCTACACCAACGATAAGAAGTTTGTTCGCTTCCCGATGGTTCCGCTGCAGAGCGTCCCGATCCAGTATCGCGGCCTGTATCAGCTGGTGACCTATTACGGCAAGCTGGGTGCGGTTGAGCCGGTTTACCCGGAAACCCTGAACTACATGGATGGCATTTAATCCAGATACAGCCCCTTCACAGGGGCTTTTTTCTAAGGAATTCAGATGAAGAAAATCTATGTACTAGCCGCGTTCAATTTCAACGACGGTGCGAAAATCACGCCATTCGCTGCAGGCTTCCATGATGTTGAAGACGCAGTGGCAGAGCATTGGTTTGTAAAAGCACATTGCTCACCAGATGGCGAAGCGCCGGCGGTGGTTGATGATCCTCGCATTGCCGAACTGGAAGCGCAGATCGTAGAGAAAGATGCGCGTATCACCGAACTGGAAGCGCAGTTGCCGGAGACCGCAGCCAATGGCAAGAAATCAAAGTCTACCGACGCCTGAGCAGTTCAGGGCAGCATTCCCGCAGTTCGCTGACGAAACAAAGTACCCAACCCCAATGATTCAGGCGCGGCTTGCTCTCGCTGATGTCCTGCTGAGTGAATCGCGTTTTGGTGAGGATATTTTCCCCTATGTTGTTGGCCTGTATGTCGCGCACTACCTGTACCTGTACTCCGCTGATATGCGTGGCGTTGCTGTGGGGACTGCTGGTGGTGCAAATAGCGGAGTGCAGACCTCAAAATCAGTGGATAAGGTTTCGGTTAGCTATGACGCCAGCGCTACGCTGGACCCGAATGCGGGATTCTGGAACAACTCCCGTTACGGGTCTGAGTTCTGGGAATACCTCATGATTTTCGGCGCCGGGGCAATACAACTGGGGACGCCGTAATGAAAAGCGGGTTAACGGTTCGTGAGGACAATTACGCCGGTGTTCTCGATGCGCTGAAGCAGCTATCCGGTACTGATGTGCTGGTGGGTATTCCTGCGGGTCCACCGCGTGAAGATTCGCCGCTGAGCAACGCTGAAATTGGCTACCTGCAATCTACTGGCGCGACCGTGGAGATCGACGGCGAAACCGTGACTCTTCCGCCCCGGCCATTTCTCGACATGGGTATTGAAGATTCACGGGATAAAACCACCGCACGTTTAAAACTCGCTGCGCAGGCTGCGCTTGAGGGTAATGCGAAGCAGGCAGAGCAGCATCTTGAAGCCGCTGGACAGATTGCAAGCGTGGCCTCTCAGGCGGTTATCGGTGCTGGTGACCGTCTGGCTCCATTATCTGAGAAAACGAAAGCCAAACGTCGCAAGAACGGGCAGGACTTCAAGCCGCTGTATGACACTCACAAAATGATGGAATCGATCACCTATATCGTGAGGAAAAAATAATGCCGCTTCTCGATGTGACTGAAGTTCTGCTGGACCCGGATTTTGTCGATCTGACGCTGGTATGTCACCGGCAGCTGCAGACGGTCGACGAGGATAATTTCCCGGTCAATACACCGCAGGATATCCCGTTTACTGGCGTGGTGACCGTTGACCGCTCGCTGGAAGCTAAACGAATGGCCGCAGGGCAAAACATCAACGGCGCAATCCTCATCGTGACTCAATTCAGGCTTACGCAGGGCCAGCCCGGATTAGATGCCGATATCGTGACATATCGCGGGCGTGACTACCGTGTGACGTTTGTCGATCCGTATACGGCGTACGGTGCCGGGTTTGTCCAGGCACATTGCGAGCTGCTGGAATTCGACGGGGGAACGCCAATTGAGTAACGACAGCACAACGGCGGGGTACTTGACGCCTGTCGGGGATTCGCCGCCCTACGATGAAGATCTGGAACGGCTAATTAGTCGCTGGATACGGGGCGTTACCGGGCTGGATGCCACGCTGGTTTATCCACGCTGGACCGACCCACAAAAGCAGATACCCAAAAACGGCACCACCTGGTGCGCATTCGGTATCACCGGTATTCAGGAAGACTTCAACCCAGCTTATGTACAGGGCGAAGAGAACACCGAGCAGTGGTCCCATGAGACCGTGAGCCTGATTCTGTGCTTTTACGGACCACAGGGGCTGGCGACGGCCACGCGCTTTCGTGACGGTCTGCTGGTGGCACAAAACAACGGCGAACTGAACCGGGTCGGGATGACATTCCTGCAGATGGGCCGGATCCTCAACCTTCCCGAACTCATCAATAACCAGTGGGTACGCCGGTACGATATCGGCGTTGACCTGCGCCGCAAAATCATCCGCCAGTACGGCATTCAATCGCTGGTCGACGCGCCAGTGCAATTTTTTGGAGATTAAAACATGGCACAGGGCTTACCTGTTTCCAATGTCGTTAACGTTGACGTCATCATGTCACCGGTAGCGGCAACGGGGCGAAACTTCGGTGCGCTCCTCATTCTGGGAACCTCTACCGTTATTCCGGTGACCGAGCGCATTCGCCAGTATTCGGCCATTGAAGATATCGGCGATGATTTTGGCGTTGATTCCCCGGAATACGAAGCGGCGACCATCTTCTTTTCACAGTCACCAAAACCAACGCTGGTTTATATCGGACGCTGGGCGAAAACGCTGGCGGAAGGCGAAGCCGGGGCGGTTGAAACGCTGCTGCAGGCGGTTAACGCTTCCCTGCAATATACCAACTGGTACGGGCTGGCGATTGCTGACAGTGCCGATCTGGTTGAGGCTGACGTGATTTCCGTCGCCGCGGCGATCGAGGCATCCAGCCTTAGCCGCATTCTTGCCGTTACCACTGATGATGTGAACGTGCTGGTGGCAGGCAATACCGACAATATCGGCTACAAGCTGAAAGCCGCGGGTTATGGACGTACATTCTGGCAGTACAGCTCCAGCAGCAAATACGCCGCTATCTCGGCCTTTGGTCGCGCGTTCACGGTGAACTTCACCGGCAACAACACCACGATCACCCTGAAATTCAAAACCGAGCCTGGTGTGACGTACGAGACGCTGACGACCACACAGGCAGCCGCTATTGATTCCATTAACGGTAACGTCTACGTCTACTACGCCAACGATACGGCGATTATCCAGCAGGGCGTGATGGCGAACGGTGACTTCTTCGACGAGCGCCACGGCCTGGACTGGCTGCAGAACTACGTACAGACCAACCTCTATAACCTGCTGTACACCTCGGCTACCAAAATCCCGCAGACCGACGCGGGCGTTACCCGGCTAATGACCAATGTCGAAGCATCGCTTGACCAGGCGGTTAATAACGGTCTGGTAGCGCCGGGTGTGTGGAACGGCGGCCCGATCGGTCAGATTGAATCAGGTGACACGCTGACCAAGGGTTACTACGTCTACGCCGATTCAGTAGATAACCAGGCACAGTCTGACCGTGAAGCGCGGAAGTCGCCGGTGATTCAGGCGGCGCTTAAGCTGGCGGGCGCTATTCACTATGGCGACGTACAGATCAACGTGGTTCGTTAAGGGGGAATAAATGGGAAACACTTACAGTTTTGTTGACGTCTCGGCCTCCCTTACCGGTCCGACCGGGAGTATCGATCTGGGCTATGGCTCGGCGAACTCCGAAGAGGGTATTACGGTCACTATGACCGAGGCGAAAAACACCATGACCGTCGGCGCTGATGGTGAGGTGATGCACAGCCTACACGCCGGTAAGAGCGGCACCATCACGGTAACTTTGCTGAAAACCTCCCCGGTAAACAAAAAGCTCTCGCTGATGTACAACGCACAGAGCCTGTCCTCGGCAACGTGGGGCAATAACGTCATCGTCATTCGCAACAAAGTATCAGGTGATACCACTACAGCGCGTTCTTGTGCTTTCCAGAAGCAACCCGATCACGCTAACGCCAAAGTCGGCAATACGGTTTCCTGGGTCTTTGACTGCGGCAAGATTGATCAGCTGCTTGGGGAGTTTTAACAGATGGAATTTGAAATCAAAGGCGTTAAATACCGCACCGCAAAGCTCGATGTTTTCCAGCAGCTGAAGGTTAGCCGCAAACTGCTGCCGGTGCTGGCCGGGCTGGTTTCTGACTTTGGCACGCTGAAATCCATGATGGTCAGAGACAGCGAGGGCAAGCTGGTTTTCGGTGAGAAAAGGGCGTTCGACGCTCTGGATATCGTTTTGCCGAAGATTGCCGATACCCTGGCAGCTCTGCCTGAAGAGGACGTTAACGCGGTGATTCATCCATGCCTGGGCGTTGTTATGCGCCAGCATGAAAAAGGGTGGGTGAAAATTTTCGATCAGGGCGCGCTGATGTTCGACGATATCGACCTGTTCACGATGCTGCAGCTGGTGGCGCGGGTGGTCGCCGACAGCCTGGGAAATTTTTTGAAAGAACTCCCCGGCAGCGGGACGCCTACCCAGCCATAGGTCCTGTCCTCGAATCCATGCCAGAGGGTGAGGATTTCCTGATGCGCCCGGTGGATGCCGGGCTCATCCCTTACACTGCCCTGAAAGATGGATCAGTAGACCTGGCTGATATTGCCCGTATGAATGACTGGCTGGACCTGAAAGCCGATAACGAAAACCGTATAGCGAAATGGAGAGAGGCTAATGAACGCTGAAACGCTCAAGGACTTTCTGATCTCGCTTGGGTTCAAAGTTGATGAGGCTGGCGCCAGAAAATTCGATGCCGTCGTTGCCGGGACAACGCTTAAAGCGATTGAACTGGGCGTCAAAGTTGAGGCGGCGGCGCTTTCCGTCGTGGCATTCACCGCGAAAATTGCCAGCGGTCTCGACGACCTGTACTGGGCCTCTCAGCGCACAGGCGCGACGGTGGAGGGCATTAAGCAGATTGGGTATGCGGTTAGTCAGGTTGGCGGCAGTGTCGACGGGGCTCGCGGCTCTCTCGAAAATCTTGCCAGGTTCATGCGTAACAATCCCGGTGCTGAGGGTTTCCTGAACCGGCTGGGGGTTCAAACGCGTGATGCCAGCGGCAATATGCGGGATATGGCGACGATCTTTACTGGCGTCGGCCAGCGTCTTAGCAGCATGCCGTATTACCGCGCGAACCAGTACGCTCAAATGCTGGGTCTGGATGAAAACACCCTGATGGCAATGCGTCGCGGTATCGGCCAGTTTAGTGGCGAATACACTGCGATGGCGAAGGCGATCGGCTATAACGCCGATGTGGCCGCCGTCAGCTCCAATAAATTCATGACCTCGCTGCGCTCCTTTGGGCTGATGGCAGGCATGGCGCGGGATAAAATCGGCTCCAGTCTCGCTGATGGACTTGCTGGCTCTCTCGACAGGCTGCGCCGCCAGATACTGGAAAACTTCCCGAAAATCGAAGGGGTGATCACCGCGACGGTTAAGGGCATCCTCTGGGCTGGCGAGATGGTCGGCAGGGTAATTTACCGCCTTATTCAACTGGGCCAGAGCATCAGCAACTGGTGGGATTCACTGGATAAGCAGTCTCAGGAGCTGATAGAGCTCCTCGGTGCGCTTACCGCTGCGTGGTGGCTGCTGAACCGCGCAATGCTGGCGTCTCCGATTACGTGGGTGCTCGGTCTTGCGGCCGCCATAGCGTTGCTATGGGAGGATTACCAGACCTGGAAAGAGGGCGGCAAAAGCCTCATCGACTGGGGTAAATGGAAACCTGAAGTAGACGCAGCGCTGAAAATGGTCGGCGACCTGAAACAAACGGTTTTTGACCTCGGGAAAGCGCTGGCGAAACTGCTAAACATCGATCCCAAATCCTGGTCTTTGAAGTGGGATTTCAGCAACTTCATTACCCAGATGGGCGAATTCAGCAAAATGCTGAGCATGATTGGTGACCTGCTTAACGCCATCAAAGACGGTCGCTGGTCTGATGCAGCAAGCATCGGCAAGGCTCTACTCAAACAAGGGAGCGTTCAGCCCGATGCGTTGCCAGGCGTAACCAGTAGCGCCGTCAACGCGCGAGGTAAGGTGCTGGGCTTCTGGGAGGAGGTTAAAACCCGCTTCAGTGATGGCGGCTGGTATCAGCATGAGCAGAAAACGCTTGCCGATCGCAACAACAATCCTGGGAACATTCGCCCTGTCGGCGGTGGAGGATTCCGAGCGTTCGGATCGGCGATTGAAGGCTGGACAGCCATGAAAAACCAACTGATGCGCTACTTCACAGGGAAAACAACCGGGCGCCGCCTGCAGACCATCATGGATATCGTCAGCACCTGGGCGCCGGCGGGCGACAACAACGACCCGCAGCAGTATGCACGTCAGGTTGCAGGATGGATGGGGGTGTCGCCGACGGCGGCGCTTAACCTGTCCGATCCAAATACGATGGGTGCCCTTATGCAGTCAATGGCTCGTAAAGAGGGCTATTCGAACTGGAACAGCCCGCTGGCTCATCAGGCAGCTGGTGCGCAGGTTCAGCAGCAGAACACCTACAACATCTACGGCGCTAACGCACAGGAAGTCGGCCAGGAAGTCGGACGCCGGCAGCTTGAAGCGAACGCCAGGGTGTTGCGGGTTAATCAAAACGGGGCTGGCTGATGGATATTCTTTCTACGCTGTTTCAGCAGCAAAGCCGACGAATCGGGCTGATCGTTCCCAGCGTCGTCATTTCTGAAAAGCACAATGACACGCTGGAAATTACCGAACACCCGGTAGAGGTCGGCGCTGCAATTTCTGACCACGCCTATCGCCGCCCGTCAGAAGTGGTTATGCAAGTCGGGTTTTCTGGCGGCGGGTCACTGCTCGATTTTCTTGATACCACGTCTTTCGGATTGAGTGTGGGCCTTAGTCCGAAAGAAACGTATCAGGAACTATTGGACCTGCAGAACAGCAGGGTACCTTTCGATGTGGTGACCGGTAAGCGGATTTACTCCAACATGCTGATCCGTGCGCTGGAGGTCACGACCGACAGGACGTCAGAAAATGTGTTGTCTGCTGTACTTACGCTTCGCGAGGTCATTATCACGAGCACGACCACCACGCAGGTAGCAGTCAAAGAAGACATGAAACTGGGGGCGAATACTTCAGCAGTGCAGAACTCAGGAGTAAAAACGCCGGCGGCGAAAAATGAGTCCCTGTTAAGCCGGCTGGCTGGCTACGCAACCGGAGGATAAATGGCCGTATCAGAAATCCCGCTGTCACCAGAAAATCAGTCGTTTTCAATATCGCTGGCGGGGAAGAGTTTTCAGATGGCGGTTACCTGGCGGGCTGCGTTCTGGTGTCTGGACATCATGGACAGCAGCGGTGGCGACCTGATTAAAGGTGTGCCGCTTATCACCGGCGCTGACCTGCTGGCGCAGTACGATTATCTCGGGCTGGGGTTTTCGCTTTATGTCGGCTGTGATAACCCGGCGAACGAAAACCCCACCGAAACCGATCTCGGAATAAACAGCCATCTTTACGCGGTAACGGAGTAACCATGTCACAGAACTGGATGCGGCATTTTGAGCTGCAGCTTGTCGACGCGAAAGGCAACGCTACCGACTTCGGTAGCTTCAAGGTCACTTTTACCATCGACTGGTTCAATCTGAGCAGTGAAACGCGGGTAGGGACCTTCAAGGTGTATAACCTGGCCGCTGATACCGTTAACCGGATTGTTGGTGAAGAATTTACCCGTATCCGGGTAATTGCCGGTTACGACGGGATTGCAGCGGATGTTTCCGCCAGCCAGGTCGGTACAGCGCGAAGTGTAAACCCAGATGACGTGGGCCAGATGGACGGGCGGAACTACGGGCTTATCTTTGATGGCGAGATCCGCTATACCATCACCGGCAAAGATAACCCTATCGACAGCTTTGTGCTGATTCAGGCGGCCGACTCAGACCGGGCATTTGCCACCTCGATCACGGCGCAGACTCTTGCTGCAGGTTATACGGTTGCAGATGTCAATACAGCGCTGATGAAGGATTTCAACGCAAAAGGCGCGACTGAAGGAAGCACTCCAGCTATGCCCGCTACAGTTTACCCGCGTGGGCGGGTGCTGTTTGGCATGACGCGTCACCTGATGGATAACGTTGCCGATCAATGCCAGGCTGACTGGATGTTTGTTGATGGTAAGCGCGAGATGGTGGCGAAAAACGAAGTGGTTCACGATGCTATTAAGCTGAACAGTTCCACCGGGCTGATCGGCATGCCGCAGCAGACCATCGGCAGTGGTGTTAACGTCCGTTGCCTGATCAACCCAAACATCCGGGTTAATGGACTTATCGAGCTTAACCAGGCTTCGGTGTACCGCACCGTGCTGGGTAATAACGATATTGCTATGACGCAGGGACGCATCACCGACCAGAACAATAACGGCAATATCACCGTTGAGGGCACCACAGCGCAGCCGGCGAGTATTGCGACCGATGGCGTTTATATTGTCCGCGGCATTATGTACACTGGCGACACAAGGGGCCAGGCGTGGTACATGGATATGATGTGTGAAGCGCGTGGCGCGATGGATCTTGTTTCCTCATCGGCGAGGGAAAGAGGGCTTTAATGAAAATTTTCTGTTTGGCGTTGTTCTCGGTGATTTCAACCCCAGTAATGGCTGCAATTCAGTGTGGAAATTATGTGATGACAGGTGATGGAATGACCGTTATCAACGGAGAAACAGTCACATCTCAGAAAATAAAGTTTTTGGGTAAGAGTGGCGACTACGCGAACATGAAAATGGACATGGGCCTTATGCCTGCGCGTGATGGTAACAACTATGGCTTTGAGTTTGTAAAGCGCGACGGAAAGGCATTCCTCAACGTCCAGCTACTGCAAAACAGCATGGATGCCCCGAAGATCATAGGTTCCTTCCCCTGCAAAAAGGTCTCTGGCTAAGCTATAAGGCCGCCTTGGTATGGCGCTCCAAAGGTTAGATCCTGTATATTCCAGATGATTCTAATTGTTAATCTGGGGTAACTGTAAATGGAAGCGCTGTATCCAATATTGATAGTCTTAGGAGTGGGGGCTGCTATAGGTGCTTATATAACTTATAGGTATTTGATAAGCAAACATAAAAAGGTTGTTGAGTATCTTGAGCTAAGGAATCAAAAATCACTGGCGGCTGAAATTGAAGAAAAAGAAGAAGTAATTGAAAAGTATAAGAATAAAGATATTGCTCGTGAAGTTGAGCATAACAATCTGAAAAACGAGCTCAGGCAGATTATCGAGATAAATAGGATAAAAAGTAAGGAAATCCTCGGTAAGGCTGTCGATTTTGCGTTTGATTTTGAAACCATATTCCGTGAACAGCACCACTCAGCACAAGAAGAGATACAGAAGGTTCTTGATGATACCTACCGATACAAACGTAAGACCCTTCTCGCTTCTGTCACTCTGAGAAACTTCGAGAAAAAACTCGAAGATATCAGAAGAGAAAAAGCAATTTACCAGACGTTAATTGCTAAATATGATTTCTTCCAACTACGCGACCATTCTGACTGGAAGGTGGTAGAAAAAGAATTTAGGGATAAGGTCCTGGAACTGCAGGCTGCACAGGATGAGCGTGACGCCCAGAATGAAATTAAACGTCAAATGCGAGAGGAAAGGCAGCGTGCTGAAGAGTTGGAAAGGCAGCAACAAGAAGCTGAAGCCAAAGAGCAAGAGCTTGAGGCACGGCGCAAAGCAGTAGAAGAAGCGCTATTGGCTGCTGATGAAGAACACCGCCAGGAACTAGAAGAAACCCGCCGTCAGTTGGAGCAAGAGATTGAGGACGTTCACAAGCAGTATGAGCGAGCGAAATCAATGGCTCAGATGACTAAACAGGGCCATGTTTATATCATTTCAAATATCGGTTCATTTGGTGAAAATGTATTCAAAATAGGCATGACGCGCCGCCTTGAGCCACTCGACCGAGTAAGTGAGCTAAGCGGAGCAAGCGTGCCATTCGAATTCGATGTGCACGCAATGATTAGCTGTGACGATGCGCCAGCCCTTGAGTATGCATTGCATAACAAACTAAGCAGTGAGCGAATGAATAAGGTTAACCTTCGCAAAGAGTTCTTTAAAACGGACTTAAACAAAATAATTCAGTGCGTTGAGGAGCATCACGGTAAAGTTGAATACGTTGCAGATCCCGCTGCATTGCAATACTACCGCTCTCTTGAGATAGCAGAAGAAGCCCAAAATAATAAAGAACTATTAGTTGCGTCTTAGATTTTACTAATACATAAAACAGACCCGCTTCGGCGGGTTTTTTAATGCCCGGAGTAAAGCAAATGGCGGTATCCGATAAAACCCGTAGCGGTGCGCTGGCGGAGGTTCTGGCTTCAGAGCGAAAGACTACCAGCGAACAACTACGCGTAGCACTACCTGGCATCATCCAGTCTTTCGACCCCGATACGGTAACCGCAGTTGTTCAGCCGGCGATCCGCTACATCGAGCGTGACAACGACGGCAACAAAGCAACAAAGGATTACCCGCTGCTGGTGGATGTTCCCGTCGTCTTTCCTCGTGGTGGCGGCTGTACGCTTACTTTTCCCGTTAGCGAAGGCGATGAGTGCCTGGTTATCTTTGCTGACCGCTGTATTGATTTCTGGTGGCAGAGTGGCGGGGTACAGGAACCAGTAGACGGCCGCATGCATGATTTGTCGGATGCATTCTGTATCGTGGGCCCACAGTCGCAGGCGAAGAAAATCAGCGGCATCAGCACCACGTCCGCGCAACTGCGTACCGACGACGGCACCGCATTCATTGAGGTGGCCGCCGGAGGGGATATCACTGCCACTACGACCGGCAACGCGACTATTAACGCCCCGGAAATCATCCTTAACGGCAATGTGACGATTAACGGCAACCTGTCGCAAGGAATGGGTGAGAGAGGAGGCACGGCCACGATGCACGGCCCGGTCACCGTAACCAACGATGTGACAGCAGGCGGTAAGAGCCTGATGACGCACACGCATGGAGGGGTTGAGCATGGTAACGACAGCACCGGGGAGCCTGAATAATGCGATACCGACGTGAAGATGATGACGGTGATTACACCTTTGGTCAGGGCGATGATACCTGGCTGGTGAATTCTCCTGAGGCCGTCGCGCAGGCCATTAAAACGCGCTTCCTGCTCTGGTATGGTCAGTGGTTCCTCGATACCACAGAGGGTACGCCGTGGATTCAGTCCGTACTCGGAAAGCAACGACCCGAAACCTACAATCTGGCTATTCGCCAGCGCATTCTTGAAACACAGGGCGTCAGCTCTATTACCGCATTCAATACTACCGTTGACGGCCGCACGCGCCGTGTAACGTTTACAGCAACGGTAGAAACCATTTACGGGACAACCACAGTAACCTCGGAGGCGTAATGTCTTTGGACCTCGATACACTCGGCTTATCGGCAACGGTAACCGCTGAGGGGATAAGTGCGCCTTATTATTTTAATATCGTTGAATCAATACGTTAATGTTCGAATATGCCCGGCGTATCTGGTGTTTAGTCCCAGTCGTGGTATTTGAACGCATTCGCTTTTATTCGGTTGCTTCGGTTCTTATCCGCCACTCAAGGGACTATGAAAGAAACCACAACCACGCCAGTTGAGGAGATGATTAAATGCTTGTAAAACCCCTAACCAACGCAGAGGTTAAGAGTGCAAAGCCTCAAGCGAAAGATTACAGCCTTCATGATGGTTTTGGGCTTTTGCTTTACATAACAAAATCAGGCGGTAAGACGTGGCGGTTTAGGTATGCTCACCCTGTCACCGGAAAGCGGCAAACTCTGACCATAGGCAGATACCCGGAGTTCAGCTTGTCCGAAGCCAGAGAAGCGAGAGAGGGGGCCAGAAGAAAAGTAGCCAGGGGGATAGATCCGAACGAGGTAAAAAAAGAAGAACTCAGTAACAAAAGGAAAAAGCATTCGCAGCTATTTTCGGTGGTTGCCGACGACTGGATGAAGATTAAAGTTACAGAAAATATTAGCGCTAATACTATTCGTGGTTACAAAGGTTCATTAAAAGCACTAAATAAAATATTGGGTAATGAGTCAATTCATAGAATGACCGCTGCGTTTACCATTCAGGCTATAAAAGAATTTAGTGACAGACCAGCGGCAATGGAAAGAATGATTATCGTCCTAAACTCCGTAATGGATTATGCAGTGAACACAGGTGTAATTGACCACAATTGCCTACTCAAAATTAGCAAAGCATTTCCGGCTCGTCGAAATATACCGATGCCCGTTATTGGAAAAGAGAGGTTGCCTGATTTCCTGTCAGAATGGCAAAAACTGGCTATGTGGGAGCCGATAAGACTTTGCATCTACTTTCAGCTATTGACGATGGTAAGGCCATCTGAGGCCCGTCTTGCTGAATGGGGAGAGATAGACTTTGATAACGCGATCTGGAAGATTCCACCGGAAAGAATGAAGGGTAAAAGGGAGCACGTTGTACCTCTTTCAGCCCAAGCCGTTGCGGTTCTGCGTGACGCTGAGAAGTGGCGGAGAGGGGCTTTTTTGTTTCCATCCGGGAAAAAAGGTGAGAGGCCGATTGGAAAATGTACGGGGCAAATCGCAATCCATAAAACATCGTTCAGCGGTGAGATTGTTGCTCATGGGTTCAGGGCGCTTGCATCGACGGTACTCAACGAAGAAGGCTTTAACCCTGATGTTATAGAGTCTGCTCTTGCGCACCGTAGTCGGAATACGATACGCAATATCTACAACCGTACAGATTATTTTGAACAGCGCGTTGTTCTCATGCAATGGTGGGGAGATTTTGTCGATGCGGCTAAACGAGGTGAATTACTGGAAACAAAAGGCGACAAGGGATTGAGGCTGGTTGGATAGTTATTCTTTAATATCTATTTATGGCTGGATCATTCCAGCCTTTTTTATATCTGTTACACGCCGGAATGTATCTTCTTTATCCAAATTTGTTATAATTATATCGAATATATGCGGAGGTTTTTATGTCTGTATCGAACAGTGAAATTTTGCTTAAAGTCGAGGTTAAAGCCCGGCTGCGTTATCGCTCGGATTCATCGTTTTATGAGTTTTTGAAGAACGAGGAGAACGGCTTTCCCATGCCCTTTAAAGTTGGCGGCCGCAATTGCTGGTATCGTGATGAGGTTGAGGCGTGGATCGGGAGGCAGAGCGAAAAGCGCGGAATCTGCAGTGAGTGAGATCCAGAGCGACAGACGAGGCTTGTTACCTGAGAGGGGCAAGCCTTTTTTATTGTCTGTTTCCGGCAACGGTAACTTACACAGGCCAGCCAGAGAAGGGCATCAAGTCGGGCGATGGTGGAATGTTTATAGAAAAATGCTCAAAGGTGTTCATAGTGTTCATATTTTAAATATTGCTATTAAAAATCATATAGATAGAGTATGAACACCTTTATGTAAGGTATTCATAAGGTATTCATAGTGTTCATAGGTTGGCGGTTATTACTATCGCTGGTGGTTAGGCAAACCTCTTAAGGGGCTGAGCCTTTGCACAACTCATTAAGGGTTACGCAAAACAGCACCTCATCAAGATGGCCAGTCACCTACAAAAATTTTGTAGGTCAGCGTTTGTGCGGGACTCAAAGACCTGCGCAACACAACCCCGAATCATCGTGGCAGTTCACAGCATTACGGGGAGTAACCCTGTTCACAGAGATAAAGACCTTAGTTCTGCTCTGGATTCGCCCACCAACGGTGGATCAATAAAGGAGTGCGATATTTTAAGGCCTTTCACTGGCTGGCTTCTCCACCGATGGTGGGAAAGGGCTTTTCCTCATTTTGAGGAAAAGACCGCCTTAAGTTACCGATGGCGCGAACGGTGAAAAAGGCTTTCTATCGACTTGGTTTCGACCGCAATTTAAGATGGCGTATGGTCGCGGCTTAAACGGATATTAGGATGATGAAAAAACGAACTAAAGCCATAATGAAATTAGCTGTCTTTCTCCCGCTCACACTCCCTCTGGCCTCCTGTACCGCTGGGAAGATAGATCCATCGAAAGCGTTAACTCAGATGCATATTGTTAAAAGCGATGATTATAAAAAGCGTCAGGGCTGGGATGCGGTGGTTCGTCTGGCTATAAATGATTGTGAGACGTACAAAAGTGGCGGCGATAGTTTCTTTAAGTGGGGCGGGCTGACGTGCGACGATAAAGGCATAATCCAGGCGGTTAATAGCAAGCCGCAATCCATACCCTTGTTCTATGCTGCTTATCATGAGTATGGGGGCTATGGCATTGGAACGCTATCCAGTTTTGACAATAGCGACAGAATAGGTGAAGAGGCTGCGAATGTTATGGTTAACTTGGCCTCGACATTGAATAATCCATCAAAAGTTGAAGCCATCTACACAGACTATGAAAAAGAACGCTGGAGCATGGGACTGAATAAAGTCAACGAGAGTGATTTCAAAAATAGCCTGGCAACTTTTGCTATGGAGCGGGATAAGCTCGTTTCCAACTATCAGAGAATGCATGATGAAAATCAGCGGCGTTATCAGGCCGAGCACGAAGCCCAGGCCAAGCGTGATCAGGAAGAGCTCATCGCTTCAGAAAGGCCCATAAATCTAGTGCTATGGTCCAACCCTACGCCAGAGCAGACGATTATTATCAATGCCCTGAATACAGTAAAATTCACGATAAGAAGCAACAGGGTGATTTATGCAAATGGTCGTTGGTTCATGGGGGCGGATGGCATGGAGTATTTCAGCAACAGCCTTAATATGAGCATGTCTTCATGCTCGGATGTTGGGGCGTATGCTGGCGAAAAGGTTATAAGCCGTGCGTGTGTTCAAGGTTTAGCAGGCAACATCATCGAGTGGGGTAAAACGGCAAAAGATACCTCCATTTCAGATAGGGCGTGGCGTGCAGCGGCAATTGATGGAAGTATTACCTACAACCCGATCAAGTACGAAATCCTCTTCGGTCATTGGGCTGGCATGGCGCGTGTCTATGCTTCTCGCGGGTACTGATAGAGCAATGGCACTTGGTGTAAGGGATTTCCCTTGCGCTGGGTGCTGTAGTGTGGTTATTATTATTCCGCACCTTATAAAACGGGTGCCGGGCGTGAGAACCCGGTTAAGGTCAAAGGCGACAACAGACGCCTATCGCGTCTTTTTTATTGTCGTAAAGTCAGCATACCTATATTCAGCGGCGCAGATCCGCACAGAATCTATGGTGGCGCTGGCAGGGCAGCTTTCGGGCTGGCCGGTTCCCTTTGACGCCGGTATTCTCACCCCTGTCAGTGTCACCACCCTTTAGAGCGTGAGAACTCTGGTGGTGACTCCTTCAGTTAGTCAAAGGAGATCATCATTATGATGACGACCCATACCCACACTAAAACCAAATTCACCTGGCTGTTTCTGGCCACGCCGAAAAAACACGACTGCACACCGATTGTCCTGCGCACACAGGCCGATAGCGAAGAAGCAGCGCGTAACGTGTTCCCGGGCTGGGATTTAATCTTTGCCGCCAAAATCCGCACCGAAAGCCCGTTTCAGGACTGCTGGACAGATTCCGATAGCGGTACTATCTGGCAGATCATTGCCGACGACATAGCGCCGTTACCCGCTTTTCCTGAGAGCTTCCAGCAGGAGGCCCGCCATGTTTAACCTTCAGACTTTGACAGCTAAGGCCCGCGAGCTGCGCGGAAACGTGGTTAAAGCGGTTAGCACTAAAGGCAGTCGCACAATGACACCTGTCTATGACCGTGACGAACAGCGCAAGCTACGTGAGCGCATCCAGCAGACTCAACCGGATTGGGTATTGCTCTGGTGGGATATCGCAACTGTAACCGGCTGGCGTACCAGCGACGTTTGCAACCTGCGTTACTCCTGCATCAATTGGGAAACGGGAACCGCTACGATTGTGGTAGCGAAGCAAACCAAAGCCGCAGAAGCCAGAGCGACCCGCAAAGGTATCGAAATTGTGCGCCAGCAGCGCAAGGACGCCGCGAGGCTTGCCGCTGACCATATCGCCTACATGAAGTGGGACAGCATCACCTGTGACGCTCTGGCGGCTGATATGAGCGACGAAGAACAGGCGATAGTGTTCGGGCTGGTGGCTAAAGCTGACGTGAAGCACGACACCAAACAGTTACCACCGGGCATCATTAAGCGACTGCGTGAACGTCAGGATCGTAATCTGGTAGAAGACGACCTCGTATTTTCCCGCTCACAGATTGAAAGTAACCGTTGTCAACGTCTGGAAGGTAGCGTTACTCGCCAAACCATCTGGCGCAAACTTCATGGTGTCATGGCGTGGTTTACCCGTTTCATTAACGCTAAATTGCGCCTGAGCGCCTACTCAAGCCGAAAAATAGCAGCCTTTAATCTCATGTCCGCAGGTGGCGAACAGGGCTTGCTGGTGGCGTCTGAAATGCTGGGCCATAGCAACCCGGCGATAACTCGTACTTACCTGCAATTAGGCAGCAAAGCCGCCGCTATCCAGTCCCGTTTAGCAATGGAGGCCGGAAATGCGTAAAACCTTCCAGATTGATGGATACGCTGTAAATAGGCGCGGGCATACGGTAGGCATTCACTACACCATGACCAGCACCAGTCCAGAAACAGCTAAATCAACTGCGCAACTATTGGCGCATAAAGGCGGCTATAAGCATGTTCGTATTAATTTCATTCGGGAGGTTAGAAATGCGTGATTCAATAGATTTATTCCAGGCAGAATATAAATCAGCGCTGGCTCAATCACTCTATGAAATTATTCTCGAAAAAGCCTGTGCTGAATGCTCAGAAACATTGCTAAATCTCATCTCTTTGGCGTGTGACCTGAACCAAGAAATTCACCATGAATTAATCGCAAATATGGAAATGGGGGGGGCAAATGAGACTGGTTCCTTTCGATGTTCTGCATCATGCAGAGAATGCGCTGAGTGCCAACGAAGACGCTATGGCGGTTTTGAATCTTTGGCTTGAAAGTCTCCCTAATGGTGATGAATTCAAACATGAAGCCTGTCTGGTTAGTGCTGTTATGTCATTGCTAAACAATGGTATCAACGAACTCGTAAAGGCGAGAGACTCTTACACTACTAAATAAGAGATTCAGAGAATGAAAATAAATTCTGGCTTAATTGCCAGCGGGAAAACTCAACCTGAAATCCTGCCCGGCGATAAATGGGAAGATAAAAGCGGACTACCAATAATTATTGAAAGTTACCGATTCAACAGAGTGACATTTTATCGAGAGGGCTATAAATCGCCGTGTATTTACCCTGAACAACGATTCGTTAAAGAATTTCAGCCAGTGCGGGAGGTTAAGCCGTGAAAGATGATTTTATTAATGAGGTCAGGCATAAAGCCAACGGCTATTGGCCCTCAATCATGCAGCGCCTGAATATTCCCACTAACAGGAGTGAGGGGCCGTGTCCGGCGTGTGGCGGAAATACCCGCTACCGGTTCGACAATAAAGATAACCGGGGAACATATTTCTGTTCGCACTGTGGAGCAGGTACAGGGCTGGATCTGGTGATGAAGGTCAACCAGTGCGGGGTAAGAGAAGCGGCTGAAAAGGTAGCGGAGGCGATGGCGCTGCCTTTGCCGGAACCGAAGCCAGCCAGAGAGAGAACTCAAACAGATATCGCCGGGAAAGTGGCTGCAATGACCGCTAAAGCCTTACAGGGACAATCTGCATATCTCACATCAAAGGGGCTTACATGCCCCTTCCCTGTGCTGCCCGATGGATCGCTTGTGCTGGTGCTAAAAAACGGCGCCGGCGCAACGACAGGCGCACAGGTGATTAAACCTGATGGCTCTAAGCGGCTGGTGGCCGGAACGGTGAAGAAAGGCTCTTGCTATGTGGTCAACTCCATTGAATCGCCGGAAACGGTCATTATTGCCGAAGGGCTGGCAACGGCGCTATCCGTTCACCAGATGCACCCCGAAGCGCTGGCGGTGGTCGCAGTGGACGCCGGGAATCTGTCTCCGGTCGCACAGCTTATGCGCCAAAAGCACCCTAACGCGCAGATCATCATTGCCGCAGACAATGACCAGAGCGCCGAAAGTGACAGAAGCGGAGAAGTGAAAATTAACACAGGTAAGGAGTGCGCAGAGAAAGCCGCAAAAGCCGTTGCTGGCTGGGCCTCGCTGCCGCCTGTGGACTACAAAGCGGACTGGAACGACTACCACCAACAATACGGGCTGGAAGCCGCTACAGCAGCATTTAACGACTCGATGTACCAGCCGGAGGGAGAAAGCGTGGGCGCAAAACTAAAAGTAGTTGATGGTGGTAAAAAGTCCGGGCGCGGAGATATCAACCTTATTCAGATGGCTGACAATGAAAAGGCGCTGATGTTGGCCGAACGGTACGAGGGTATTGCCATTCACGCAGAGAGTGAGGCGGTTTATCTTTACCGCGAGGGGGTATGGGTTAAGGCTGCACCCTTAGAGTTAAGCCGTGAAATGGTGGCTATCTACAACGAAAACCATACTAATTTCAGCAAACGCTCTGTAAATAACGTCATTGAGGCGTTAAAAATTGTCATTCCGGTTATGGGAGAGCCACGCCGCAGCCTCATCCCGTTCAAAAATGGCGTGTACGACATGGAAACCGGGGCTTTCTCTGAGCATTCGTCAGGCAATTGGCTCACTAACGATAACGGCGTGATCTATACGCCACCGGAGCCAGGCGAAAACCTTCACGACCATGCACCAAATTTCCATAAATGGCTGAGTTACGCAGCGGCAAGAGACCCGCACAAGATGCAGCGGATCGCCGCTGGGCTGTTTATGGTTCTGGCAAACCGCTACGACTGGCAGCTTTTTCTTGAGATAACCGGCGAGGGCGGCAGCGGCAAAAGCGTATTCACTCACATCGCTACTATGCTGGCCGGCGAACAAAACACGGCTAGCGGCAATATGGCGGCTCTGGACAGCGCCAGAGGCCGGGCGCAGTTCGTAGGCAAAAGCATGATAACCCTACCAGACCAGCCCAAATATTCAGGCGAAGGAACAGGGATTAAAGCGATTACGGGCGGTGACGCCGTAGAGATTGACCCGAAGCACGAACACCAGTACACCGCCGTTCTGAGAGCCGTTGTGGTTGCCACAAACAACACTCCGATGATTTTTACCGAACGGGCCGGAGGCGTTGCCCGCCGCAGGGTTATTTTTCAGTTCAATAACCGGGTAAGGGAGGAGGACAAAGACCCTGATTTGTCGGAAAAGATATCCGCAGAAATTCCGGTTATCGTCCGCCGTCTTTTGGCTAATTTTTCCGAGCCAGAAAAAGCAAGGGCGCTCTTGCTGGATCAGCGGAATAGTGAGGAAGCGCTGGAGGTTAAACAGAAAACAGACCCGCTTTATGCTTTCTGTGCCTACCTTGAAAAGCTGTCAGAGTGTACAGGAATGCTGGTGGGGAACCGTAATCCGCCGCTCTATCCGCGAGTGTATCTCTATCACGCTTATCTGGCCTTTCTGGAGGCTAACGGGTTCGATAAGCCGCTAACCCTGAATAAATTTGCTGAGGGCATGGAAAGCGCAATGCGGGAGTTTAACCACGAATACAGGAAGGAGAGAAAGACGCGAGGTGTAGTAACCAATGTTGAGCTTTCAGACGGTGCGGAGGACTGGCTTCCGCAAGCTTATCCTAATCCTGCTAAGAAATAAGGTAATAAAAAGCCCGCGAAGGAAGGCGCGGGCTTTGGGGTATCACGTTGTGCAATCGGAGAGGGTATGCCTGCCCTCACAAACTCATAATAGCAGATACAACGCCGAATACCAGTTTTTGATATTGATTAAATAACAATCTACCTGTTTTTGTGGTAATGGCGTATAATATCTGTACCGACAATCCCGTCGAGGTTACAGGACAATCTGACCATGCCAAACCTTAAGCAGTTCAATGCTCAACCCGTTGCTAACGGCGTATTAATTACGGCGAACTACGACGACGGCAGCACCATCACGTTTCCCACCGATAAGCAATCATCCGAGTTTATGACGTCTGTTGTCCAGGCTTTGGCTGCAGCTAATGAACGAGTCATTTCCGCAGAGAATCGAGCCGCAGCTGAGAGACGAACGGCAGACCGCAAACATAAGCGCACAGGGGATAGCTTTGAGAAGGGAGAAGCACCTACAACGTGCGACGCTGAATTTATGCGTCTGGTACGTGCTGTATGCCCCAAATACAACGAGAATACCAAAGATGACGATCCGCGCCTCGTTGCACTCGATGTGCTTCGGTATGCGCCCGCTGAGGCATTTTCGGCAGCATACTCGCGCCCTATGACTGAGCTTCAGTTAAGCGAAGCTATAGACGTATTGGCGCAGGTCGGGGACTACATGAAAGCAAATAATATAGAGCCTAAACCGTACACCACATTTGATACGATCAAAGCTATGGGTGACGCAGCTAAAAAACGTTGGGGGAAATAATCATATGGTTAGCAAATTTATTCCACGCAGTCAGCGAGACATTCAGGAAAGACGCCGTTCTTTCGACAGTGAATCGGCTAAGTTACAGAATATCAATCAAAGCAATAAGGATTTTTGGGAGCAGAAGAAAGCGGAAGAAGAAGCGCGATTAAATCGACTCCGCAGACCCTAACGCACCCCCCCCTGACGCCCGGTTAGTGGCCGGGTTATTTCATTTAGGTTACGAGAGTTAGCAATGGCCATAACGGCACCTCAGAATAGTGATTTTTTCAACTGGATTACCAACGGCAAGAGCTGTGTTGCTTATCATGAGGCTGGCCACGCCGTTGCCAACTGGAGTTCTTGTTTAAAAATATGGCATATCAGTATCATGGATGAGAAAGGCTATATAAACGGTGAGCACTACAATGAAGCTAAATGTCTAGGCGTAGTATCTAGCCAATTTAGAGATGATTACAATCTCAAGAGGTTATTGGAAAGTAAGTCAGGAATAGTAAATAGAGACGGTAGCGTTACGCCTTTCATTGAGCATAACGCAAAAGAGATAAAAAAATATGCAAAGAGGGAAATGCTCATATCGCTTGCAGGGCCTGTAAGTGAGGCTGTATATGGGGGCGCTGACATTTTCAGCAAAGCATGTTCATTCAGCAAAAAAACAACGGGATCAGATAGAGAAAAAGTCGAGGAAATGCTTGATTTATATTGTGCGACGAATAAGAAGGCAAGCAGAGTTGGCGTTTTAAATGACATGGTAAAAGAAACGGAGTTATTCGTTATGCGGCATTGGGAAGAAATTCAAAAGATAGCGAACGTTCTTGAGCGTGATTATGTTATTAAAGGCGAGTGTGTTAACTCAATTATAGGTATTAATCTATCTGATAGGGTGACTCCACTATTCAAAGACTAAAAGCGGTATCTATCGACGGTGTAGCCATCATTAGGCAGTGTAGAGCATGGAGACGCGGTTGAGAAGGTTAGTTCATGGCAGGACGATTTAGCCAGTCAGCCCCAGCTTGATAGCAATAGCGACGTTGTAGAGAGGCAATTACGGGGAAGCGCTTACGGAGTGTGTGTTAATAATATGTTAAGTTGAAAATCACAAACATGAACACCTATGTATACTTATGAAGGCTTATGTACACTAGTGTTCATGGTTTAATTTTATGATTTATATAGATATTATTGCAAATATGAACACCATGAACACCTTGAGAGCAAATTCTTTAAAACACGTCCTAAACGCAATGATAAAAGCATAAAAACAGTTCTTATAGTCCTAAAGAGAATATGCGTTAACAATTCATTATCATTTTAATTTGGGTGATTCATGGAGTTTTACGCGCAAAAAAACAACCATCGCGTTAGCTGGGTTAAATGTCAGACGAGAGGATCTGTAACTTATGCTCATGAGCAAATCAGAATATGCCAGGCATCGAGGCGTTAGCCGTCAAACGGTTTACGATTGGGTGGCGAAAGGTGAGGTTGTATTGTCAGGAAATAAAATCGATGTAGAGGCCACGGAACGCAACGTGCAGAACGAACAGAAAGACCAGGGCGAACACGCTCCCCGCAAACTGGAAATGACGTGGGGGCAATTCTGGGCGGCGGTTAAAGCGTTAGACGGAAAAGCCTCGGAGCCTCGCAGCGATGAGGAGATAAAGAGACGGGTACAGCTTGCAGCCGGAGAGCTTGGTTGGCAGGTTGAATTTCTCGACGATGGCGGGATTTACATGTCTGACAGCGAAACCCAATTCTACCTTACGCAGTACGACCAGCTTATTCAAAATGCAGATGTAGCTATTGGGCTTATCCGGCGTGACCTCTGTTACGCAGCTTGCTATCACCCTGATGACGAGGAAGAGTGGAGCAAGGAAGGGCTGGCGGCGCTGGCAGAGTGGAGGGCGAGCAATGTGTAAAGTGTCAACCGGAACCGGAAAAACGAAACCCGAAGGTTTACAGTTTTGTCAGATACGAAACCGATAGCTTTACACATTTTACACTTTTGGCGCGATATGGCCGGAAAAGTGTCAACCCGGAGCGCGGATCGTAAAGTTAAAGATTATTGGCGGTGATTAAAATGGCAGCACCTGAGAACAGGCAAAAACAGGTAACACGGAATAAGCGCGGCCAGTTTGCTAAGGGGAATAGCGGGAATCCCGGAGGTAGACCAAAAACAGCTACTGAACTGCGTAACCTTCTGGCGGAAGGGGCGGAGTTTGCAGCGGAGGCCATTCTAAAAAAGGCCCGCAAAGGTGACATGGGAGCGTGCAGAATCATTCTCGATCGCATTGTCCCGCCAAGCAAACCCATATTACCTCCAACGCCCTTTGAACTCGATGACTCAGACCCACAGTCGCTGGCCCGTTCGGTGATGAAAGCTATAGCCGCTGGGACGTTATCGGCAGATCAAGGTAAGGTTATACTTGATGGACTGGCTAGCATGATGAAGGTTATTGAGATAACCGAGCTAGAAGAACGCATAGCCCGCCTGGAAGGAGAACATAATGAATGAACGGCTAAAACGCATCATCGCACTGGAGAAAGTCATGACTAAGACCAAACCGTTAAGCGCAGAGGCTAGCACCAAAGAAATCACAGAAGCGTTGATTATTCTGTATGACGACTCCCGCAGCCCGGCAGATATCGCCGATATGGTTTTCAGCGGTTGCTATTCTCCGCCAGTACACCAGTTAGAATCAAAATTCGAAGATTCCAGAGAGTCCAGTGAGCGCTACCGGATGATGTGCCGCTAAATTTCACTTCTGGCAAAGGGTAACTTAGATGCTGAAACCTGATGTTATTGAGTCGGCTATAGCCCTGATGGCAACAAAGAAGGGCTATAGCCTTAACAGCGCCGACATGCTGGAAATTCGTTCTCGCGTTGCTGGCTCGCTGGCAGCAAAAGAAAGGCACCGGCAGCGCATGACCTCCCCGGAATACCACTGGCGCAAGCCAGAACCACGAAGATAACTAAACCCCGCATCAAACACATCTAAGAGCATGTTTGGGACTAGATTACTAACAAGTAGATATATAAAGCATTAAATATCAATGGTATATATATTATTCTTGCATAAGTGCGCCCGATTATCAAACAGTACTGGATACCATAACGGGATATTTTCAGCAGATTTACGGCAGTGATTCCTATCTCGATCCCGACAGCAAAGACGGACAGATGGTGGCGCTGGTGGCTCTGGCCATTCACGATGCCAATAACACCGCCATAACAGTTTACCGCTCATTTTCCCCGTCGACGGCACTGAATGACGCACTGACGAGCAACGTCAAAATTAACGGTATATCTCGCCGGGCTGCGACAAATTCTACAGTCGATGAATTGCTGGTGGGCGAGCCAGGAACGATCATCACAAACGGTTCTGTTAAAGATACTAACGGTATCATCTGGAACTTTCCTGCACAGGTGGTGATCGGTATTGATGGGACGGCGATTGCTACAGCTACTTGCGGCACTTCGGGAGCAGTTGCTGCGTTGGCGGGTTCAGTTAATAAAATTAATACCCCGACGCGAGGATGGGTGTCAGCGACTAACCCACTGGCGGCCACTGTAGGTGTCGCTGGTGAAACTAATGCTGAACTACGTGTACGACAATCTCAGAGCGTTGCGTTGACGTCTGTCACGCCATTTGAGGCTGTTGACGGAGCGATAGCAAATATTGATGGCGTAACGCGTCACAAGCTGTATGAGAACGATCAGGATACACCTGATGCTAATGGCCTCCCTCCACACTCGATAGCCGCCATTGTCGAAGGAGGTGACGCAACAGTCATTGCTAATACTCTTCGCGGCGTTAAAGGTCAGGGGTCAACACCATTTGGTAGTACGGTAATTATTGTTCCTGATAAGTACGGAAGCCCTCACCCTGTCGGATTCTCACGACCAGTTGATGTGCCTGTTTTTGTAAAAATCACCATCAGTCCTCTGACGGGTTACACCTCGCAGGTAGGGGACGAGATAAAAGCGGCCGTGGCTGCTTATATCAACTCGCTGGCAATTGGCGCCAGTGTCCTGCTGAGCCGCATTTACTCTCCGGCAAATCTGGGCGTAGTTAGCGGCGGAAATTCCAGATACTACGACATTACCGAATTGCTGATTGGTACATCTTCGGCAGGAGTGGCAGCGACCAATATCGTAATAGCTTTCGATCACTCTGCATCCTGCAGGGTTGCGGACATTAATCTGGAAGTGTCTGTATGAGTAAATACACAGACAGGATAACGAACTATCACGCAGGGAAACCTAAGTTTTTTGCACACATTGACCTCTCCACGCGACCGTTAATCGACGTTTCAGCCGCAATGACAGGCATGATTCAGGATTTCGACATTGATACCGCCATCGGCCAGCAACTGGATATTTTGGGTGAATGGATAGGCCGCAAGCGCAGGGTCAGGACGCCTATCTCTGGCGTGTATTTCTCGTGGGATACAGAAAAACTTGGCTGGGACCAGGGCGTCTGGCAGGGACCTTTCGATCCTGATGATGGGTTTCTTGACCTGAGTGATGAAGTTTATCGACTGGTGCTAAAAGTCAAAATTGCTATTAATAACTGGAACGGGCAGAACGACACATTGCCTGAGATTCTCGACAATGCCCTGACAGGATCGGGTATTCGTATGGCAATTGTCGATAATCAGGATATGTCCATTTCTATATGGATACTTCCTGACCCTACGATTGTTATCAGTGAAATTGACAGGATGATTCTCGATAGCGCAGTTAATAAGGGTCCATTCATCGCATTACCTCCCGGTTACGTTCCATCTCGTTATGACCTGAATCCCATCGATCAGGTTAATGCTGAATTATGGTGGGCTATCCAAAATGGGTATATGACTGTTAAAGCTGCGGGAGTGAAAGTGAGGGAAATACAGATGCCGTCAAATGGTGGTTATTCATTTTTCGGTTTTGATGTTGACAATGAATATATATCCGGATTTGACTCTGGTAACTGGGGAGAAGATTTATAATGCCTACCAATGATTTTAAAGCTTTTGCAACTGGAAACAGCGCAAACGTAATTTCTCAGGCTGATTATTTAGCCCTTGCTGCGTTAGTAAGCGGATTTTCATCTGGTAAAGCTTCTTCCGCGCAGGTGAACAAAGCTCTCAGGCAGGCCACTGTAATGGCTAATGTCCTTGCTCAGTTTATCGCGGACTCAGCAAATGTAGATGTGCTAGATGACGGTAATACAGCAGCAATTCTTTCTAACCTTAAAAATAGTATGCCTGGCCGCCTTTTGGGTGTGCAAGTTGTCACCAGTAGCGCGCTGATTACTAAATCAGCCGGTGCAAAAAAATGGCGCATCAGAGCTCTGGGTGCGGGGGCTGGAAGTTCTGCTGCTCCGGCTACCGCTGCTGGGCAAGTATCGATAAGTAATGGTGGCGGGGCTGGCGCATATGCTGAGGGTATCTACGACGTATCCGCATTATCATCGGCCACGGTGACGATTGGTAGCGGCGGTGTGGGGGGCACAGCAATTTCACCAAACGGAGGGGATGGCGGCACAACGTCCGTAGGTACTCTTATCTCAGCGCCTGGCGGCAAGGCGGGATTGCCAGCAGGACCGGCTAACCCTCCATTCCAGCCCGTGGCAAATACAAACTCAAATAGCCCGACAGGGTGGAATATTATAGGTACTTCTGGATCTGGTTCTGAGGCAGCCGTGGCTGTATCCACCAGTTACGCTGCCGGATCTCGAGGTGCAAATAGCCAGTTAGGGGTTGGTGGTTCTGTCCCGGCGATTAATACGCCTGCAAATACTGGTGGCGGTTATGGTTCTGGTGCATCTGGCTGTTCGAATGGTGTATCACAATCTTTGAATCCTGGAGCATCAGGTCGTGATGGGGTTGTTATTATTGAGGAGTATGCATAATGGATAATAATGCGTGGGCAGTTATTGATAGTGATGGCATTGTCGTAAATATTATTGTCTGGAATGGGACGGAGGAATGGCTGCCGCCAGAGGGGATGACCGTTATTAATTGTGGTGATAAGCCATTTAGCATAGGAGGAACATATAAAAATGGCATTTTCACTCCGCCAGCGTTAAGTGAATAATTTATTATAAAACCCTTGGTGAAACTATGACTCAATATAATACGGGTAATGCTGTCCCGTCATCAGACATGCCTGATGCATGGGACAATAACGCGACAATTGATATTTTTGTTAACTCACCCGATTTGAGTGTAACAACGAGAACCGGAATTGAGCGCGACACCATGGCCGGTATACAGCAAAAGTCTGCCGATCAACGCGAGCAAATAGCAACTGATGGTGCTGCTGTTGTCGAGGAAACTCGCCAGAACTTGATCCCACTCAGCAAGCAGTACATGACGATTGAGGCTGCGCAAGCGGATATCGCAAATATCCCCGTAGGTAGCACAACGTATTACCGTAGCCCTGATGACTCCGCGCTGGCTATCGAGGTCATGAATGTTGGCGGCACTCTGCAGCCTACCGGGCGGAAAATGCCAAGCGCCTTCATCGTTAGTGCGGATGGAGTTGACCGAGATGCGTTTATTCAATGGGCTGATAAAAATGGACTTGTCATTGCTCAATGGCTTCAGTCAGATGAGGGGATTTCTTT